TCCAATTCTATATTTGGCATTGTGACACTTAGTCATGATACCAGTCAGTGATTTTGCTTTGAACTGGTGTGCTTCATCACCAATCACTGTGGTAAACTCGTCAAAATATTTTTTTGGCATCTTGTAAATAGATTGCCAGGTTGTGATAGTTACATCTTTAGTTGACAATTTATCATGACCAGCATAAATCTTATGACAATGGTCCTCAGCATTCCAACCATAGTCAATAAAATCTTTATACATCTGCTCTACAAGAGATGTAGTAGGAACAATGATCAGAATTTTTTCTCCCTTAGCAACGTGATATCTAACTACAGAGTAAATCATCATCGACTTACCTGATGCTGTTGGAGAAATAATTAGTTTGCGATTATTTTTGAGTGCTTGATATACTGCTTTGACTTGATAGTCTCTCGGTTTGAACGCAGTAATAGATGACATAAAAGATTTTACTCCTTCCATAGTCACCATAGGATTTGATTCCAACACGTCACCGTAGTATTTGTTGGACTCAAACTTCATCTTATACTCATGTTCCCCACACCAAGTTATCAATCTATCAAGAAGACCGCAGTAGATTTCTCCCGTGTGTGGTGAGAACAAACGTATTTTTCCATCCCAGTGTTTGCTTCTATAGGATGGCATGAACGCTGCTTCTGGTACATCAAATGTAAACTGATCAGATAGTTCATATTTGATATGGGGTTCACATTCAATTTTTAGAAATACTTCATTCTTCTTATAGATCAATAAATCGCTCATATTACCCGTATCCTAATGTTAGTTTTTGAAACTCAATTGCGTTCCTGATCTGCCATTGCCTGTCACTGATTTGTTTCAGGATAGATTCCAAGAACAAAACGAGTTGTTCGTAGTAGTCAATTTTTAGTTGCAGTTTTTGTACCTTTGGATCGCTATCCAAATATCTATCAATGTCTTGTTTTAGAACTTTGAAGTCAAAGGGTTCTTCTTCGTATACTTTAGGATCTGCTTTTCCCGTATAGTATTCCCACCTTTGTCTTTTTAGAATCCTTAGATCTGATTCAGATTTTCTTTTGAGTAGACAAATTTCGTTATATATTTTGAAATATTTTGAATGTAATGAAGGGATTTTTTTGGATTCATCACTAAGTTCATCACCCATCTGGGAGTCTTTCTCCCATTTGGTTTGCAAAGATTCAAGATCAATCATAAGAAGTCATAGTAAGTGTATTTGAAAGCAGCGGTTGCTCCAAGATGTTCAACGTCATTTCTAGTAGCATCAAATCTAAGAGTAGAAAGTGATACTGGAAAACAATCTTTGAAAAGAACCGTCTTTACTTTATTGTAATTGCTATTGAGAATAATTAGACTGATGTCCGATCTCTCATAATTTTCCCTGGTGCTATATGTAACTTTGTTTCCAGAAAGAGAAGAAGAACTATATGTTTGATCTAATCCTCTTTCACTAAAATTATATTCCCCTCCATACTTTGGAAAACCGAGACCTCTCATCCAGTCATGAATTTCTAAGTAGTTTCCCATGTCTTCATCTACCAAAAAATCTACTTGAAAATCTTGGTAGTAAAGTTCGTCACCAGGAACTGGTATATTCCTGAGTCTAGTTGGTTGTTCCGTAGCAATCATTGAGATTGCTGGAATGTTTGCAGATTGGCAAAAGAAGTCTACCTTTGGAGCTTTCTCAATTACTAGATTGAAACCACCTGGAGATAAAAAATTTCTGTTTGCAATTGGTGTGGTTACTTTAGACATTTGCACCTCCTGTTATATAATATTTAGTCCTCAAGGATTTTCCTTCCTATGGTGCCAAGAATTCTTTCTTGCGGATATAGTCCTTTGACTACTTGTTCCGCATCTTCATAATCAATAGCATCTACAACTTCATGATATCTAACACATTTGTAAGTATCATCCCAAGTTTCCACTGTGTAATTAGTCACGCTGTCTCCAATCATCTGGTTTATCTTGTTTGAACCAATCTACAATTTCGTCTGCAGAACCGAACCCCGATTTATAATTAGATGGGTCGGGGTCACCTAATCCCATCTTATTCATAAAATCATCCATACTGCCCTCCTCAATATCTTGAGCAGCCTGGCGACGTGCTTTGTTTAACCAATCTCTAGCAGTTGTATATTGCTTGGCAATTTTTTCTGCCCAAATCATGTCTTCAAGTTTGACTTCCTCCTTGTTCGCGATCTTCTTACAGATAAACTCCAGTCGGAGTCTGTATTGCGTTGACAGCATATTATTCTTCCGAGAGATAGTGCTCTAATTGATTGATCCGATTGAATTCTTGATACGCTGCTTCTGAGCGAGCGTGGAGAATATCTTTGATATCATCCATAATAAACGTTGGGTCAACGTAATCATCCAAATAATTATCAATTGCTTCTTTCAAATATCTTTTCCTATGCCACTCTTGCGAATATGGTTTGTAGTCCATGACAAAAATAATAAAGTTCTGAAATTATTTAGACACAAAAAAAGAGGGTCCTTTCGGACCCTCGGAAACTTCCTTCACACGGAAACTGTATTATAGCACAGTTATCACATGAGGTTGCGAACCAGGACTCTTCTGTAGTAGCGGTTGCTGCTTGCAGCACCGATACCTGCGGTTGGTTGAGTACCATCGTTGACAGCACCAGTTGCAAATGGGTTTGCCTGCATACCGTAACGAGTCTTGAAGCCAATCTTGGGCTGGAAGGTGTCCTCACCAACTGCACGAACCATCTGGAGAGGAACGTATGGGCAGTAGAACAGACCTGCATCATAAGGGTTAGTACCCTTATAACCAACGACAAAGTACTGATCGTCGGAAACGTTTGCAGAATATGGGTCGATGTAGACCTTGAACTTACCGTTGATGGTGCCAGCGAAGGTGCTGCCAGTGTCATCAACATTCAGGTTAGCGTTGAGTGCTGGGGTGTAGTCCAGAACGCCTGCCATTGTCAGAGCAGATGCAACGTCAGCAGAGCAGACGATGATGTTGCCCTTCCCTCTACGAGTCTCTTGGGCGATAGCGTTTGCTTCGCGCTCGACTTGGAACAGCAGACCCTTGAACTTCTCAACAGACCAGCGACCGTTTGAATCCAGGTCCAGATCGAAGATACCTTGAGAGGCAACGTTGTTCTGAGCACCAGTTCTAGCGGTGATGTATACTGAGCGGATGACCTCACGGTTGATTTCTGCCAGGATTTCAGTTGACAGAATGTTTGCCAGCTCAGCCTCAGCATCCAGACCATGGATAGCACGGAGGTCTTGAGCCAGTTCCAGTGAGTACTCAGCTTTCAGAGCGCGTGAACGAGCGGTTACAGCAACCTTCTCGATCGAGAATGCCATCTCGCGGAAGTTGGTGCCATTACCATCGCCCAGTGCTTCTGCAGCAGATGTGGTCATGCCCAGAGCATCACCAGTCAGTTCGTAGGTGCCTGAATCATTCAGGAGACCTGGGTTTGAACCTTCAGCGTCGTTGTTAGCAGAGTTGGTTGCAGTTACGTCGTAACCAGCAGTACCAGCACCCGAGAAACCAGCGTTAGGCTCATTGAACAGTGCCTCAGCGCCATTTGGAGTTGCATAACGTGAACGCATTGCGAAGATCAGACCAGTAGGACCTGACATTGGCTGAACGCTTGCAATATCATAAGCGATCAGGTTAGGCATCGAACGACGGATCAGTGAGATCAGAACTGGATCGAAAGTTCTGACTGCGCCACCTGCGTCAGTTACGTTTGTAGGTGCCTCGGTGAGCATCTGTGACTCACGGAGGAATTTTTCTTGGTTCTCCAGAAGAACTGCAGTTACGTTTCTTCTGTATGAAGCTCTGATCTCGGGGAGATCATCATGCTTGAGGAGTGGAGCCCACTTCTCTGAAAGGTGTTCGGATTTGAACATTGATCTTTACTCCTTAAAGTTTGTTGCGGTTTGTGAGTGAACTTGTTATTATTTAGTAAAAATGATTACTTAAAGCGGGAAACTGCGCGAAGGTATTGCTCCATGCTCGAAGATACTTGCTCAACTCCTTCGGTCAAAACTTCCTGCTCATCAGATTGTGCGATTGGTGCTTCTGATTTGAAATATGATTCTTTCAGAGTCTCAATCTTTCCACGGTAGCTTTCTTCACTCTCAAACCCAACGCCCTCTGCGAGTGAGTTAAACTTGTCCTTCTGAGTTTCAGTGAGACCGCGAGCAACATCATTGATGATTGACTCTTTTACAAGTGTACCGATCTCTTGATTCAGATGGATGTTTCTCTCAATCTGTTCATTGAGTTTTTGCTCCATTTCATCAAGTTTTTCTACCATAGTATCGAATGCATCATATTTATCTTCAGGGATGGTTACATAATGTTCTTCAAAAAGTCCCTTGAGACCTTCCATGAAGGACTCAGCGACTTCTGACTTGACGCCAGATTCGATAGCGAGAGCATTTTGCTCTGCCCATTCTTCTACAGCGTACTGGAGAGTAGCGTCAACTTTCTCTTCCAGTTCTGCTTTTGCAGCAGCAAGCTCTTCTTCAAACTTAGCAGCGTAATGCTCTTCCAGTTCTTCCTGGATAGCATTTACTCTGCTAACGAGCACTGCTTCAAAAATTGTTTTTGCCTTATCTTTGAATTCTTCGGAAAGATCCTCAGAACCTACAAGAGCATCAACATCGTCTGAGAAGTCAACGTTCTCATATGACATTGCTTTCTTGTTAGCGGCTGGCATTCCCTCTGCTTTACCTGCCTTAGCATTTGCAGCAGTTTTGGATTGTGAACCACTACCAGTCTTCAGTTTCGATGAATCGTCTGTAGACTTGTAATTTTGTGGTGTTGGACCACCAAGGTCTTCAATGCTTCCTTGACCAGGCGTACTGTGGGAGAGCTTTTGCATTCCCTCAGCAGGCTTAGCTGATGCATTTACTTTGTCCTTTACGGGTTTTGGTGCTTCCATTTCTTGTAATTGATTGTCAATGACCTGTTCAGACATTTTTGATACTCCTTAGTTAGGCAAAAATATGGTAATTTCTATACTTATTTATAAAATTATAATCCTCTAATAAACCTTTCAAACGCTTTTACTTTGCGTTCTTGGAGGTTGATTAGAGTAGCATGATCAAGTTCATGCTTCATTTCCGCGATGTGTCTTTCTTTCAAAAGACCACCTTCCCAGACCCACTCTTTTCCTTCCATAATACCTTCGACGAAAGCATCAGGAGCGGAAGGATCGGAAACGATATCTGCTGCTGTTGCAAGCATGAAGTCTTCACCGACTACGTTGCAACCATTCTTACGATCAAGCGTACCCATTCCTCGGGAAGAGACTCCGAGTTTTACTCCTTCATCGAGTAAGTTCTTTGCGATCTTACCCATAGGGGTTTCAAGAAGTTTTGCTTTACCAATAAAGTTTTTACCTTCTGGATAAAGTTCAACGATCTTGTGAGACACACGATCGAGATTTACGGTAGGACCATCGGGATGACCGAGTTCTCCTAATGCACGATTAGTACGAATGTACCTTTCATTATAATTTTTTACTTCCCTATCAAGAATGTTATAGGGATACATTCTCCCATTTCTATTCGTGATATCGGATTGCAGAAAAACACCTTGGATGTAATGGGATTTTTTACCATTACTTTCTTCAGTGATAACTTCTACCTCCTCAGTCAGTTCCGTAATCAGTTTCATCTTCTTCCTCTTCGGGTTCTTGGGTGAATTCATCATCATCAAATTCTGACTCTGAGTCAATTTCAGTATCTTCTGAGTCAGTATCTTCTGGTTCTTCAACTGGTTCTGCACCAATGGCATCACCAAACATTTGTTGAGAGATCGCTTGCCTCTGAGCATCCACAATATCGAGAGCTTTGTCAGAAAGCATATCCTTCATACGCTGAACCGCTGCTGCATTGTTTTGTGAAACAATTGCATCAATTACTGTAGTTTCCATGTCAATTGTAAATAATTTCCAATAATATTATTTATATAAGTCCCTGTCCTTCAGGTGGTTCAGCTGCGGAAGCATTTATGTCTGGATCTTGAGGAACGTCTCCTAAAGCTCCATCTTCTCCGCCTTGCTGCTGCATTGCCATCATCTCCTCCTCAGAAGGTGGGATGATTCCTGCTTCCTTTTCTTTCTCAATCTGTTCGTCCATCTCATCCATTTCCGCATCAGTCTGATGAAGAATCTTGGAGCGGACATACTCAACAGAGAAGTATTTGCCAACGTATGGATCTGCAGCAGATGCCAGGTTGATTCTCTCTTGCAGGAGTTCGGATTCTTTGAGTTCTGAGAAGTGGTTGTCGTAGATGAAGTCGAACTGAATGTACTCCTTCATATCTTCCCACTCATCAACGCTAGTGATTCCTT